AAGTTATAATATACACATAGTCAGCACAGACTATAAAAGGTTTCTATGTGGAACGGTAAATCAATTAACATTGATGTTCTTTTCTATCTCCCTTGGACTCCGTTTAAATTTTTGAGTAGGCCATATGCTAATTTTTCGTAAGTTATTGATTCGTTTAAATTTATAATTTAACTTCTTTTGAGGTTGTGCTTTAAGCACAGCCTTTTTTATTTGTCCTTTTCGCACGACGTTAAAAGGCGATGGCGTCAGCGCGACGTTATAGCGCAATCCTATTCGGTGTCGCACACCGTAAAAAAACGTAAGGAGAGACAAATAAATGGCATTTACTAGAGATGATTTAAGAAACATTGGTATAGATGACGAAAAGATTGATGAAGTGATGAGCTTGCACGGTAAAACAGTTCAAGACTTAAAAGACAAAAAAGAGTCAGCTGAACAAAAGTTTGAACAAGCTCAAAGCGAAGTCAAGCTCTATGACAAACGCTTAAAAGAACAAAACAACCAGCTAGATGAGTTACGCACACAAGTGAGTAACGGCGAAGACCTTAACAAGCAAATTGAGGCGCTTAAACAAGCAAACAAAGAAAAAGATAACGAACATAAAGCCGAGATGGATAAAGTCAAATTAGACTATGAAATCGACAAGGCGCTAGACAGAACAGGCGCGAAAAATAAAATCGCAGTCATGGCGCTAGTGAACAAAGACGATGTGAAGTTATCAGAAGACGGCGAACTTAAGGGGCTTAATCCTCAGTTGGAAGATTTAAAAGCGTCTGATAGTTATCTATTCAATGACAAAAATGCCGAAAATAACAACGAAAACAAACAAGACGCGCAGACACATACTGACGATACAGCGGACTACAATGCAGGTACTGCAAAAGGCAATCACGGTCAACAAGAAAAAGAGGGCGCTGTAGGTCGTAAGGCTGCGGAACGATTGTTTGGTAACAAAAACAAAAAGGAGGAATAAGGCATGAGCATTAAGCCTAAAGTAATCACGGACTTTGGCTTTAACCCAGAGTTCTTAAGAGACGCTAAAAACGTTGAATACACGGTCGGCAACCCTGTATTAGACGGGTCTAAATTCTCTCAAGACACAGTCGTTAAAGCAGGTACAGCAATCCATAAAAACAAAGATACAGGATTGTATGAACTAGTTGGAGAATCTACTTCTAACCCTGTTGCTGCCGTATTAACAGCGAATGAGGTTAAAGTAGCGAAAGGCGAAAACGAAGAAGTGTCAGCGATTCGTAAAGCGTCTGTACATGAAGAACGTACACACGGCGTAAATGACGCATTTAAACAAGCGACACAAGGTCGTATTGTATTCGATATATAAGTTGACTATCTAAAGTATAAGGAGGAATCGTAATGGTTGTAGAAGATAAACATTTCGAGCAATCGAACTTAACAGCGTTTATCAAAGCGAGCGATGAAAATCGTGACATTAACACTCAATATCCATTATCTACGGCTTTCCCAGTAGAAGAAGTCGAAGAAATTTCAAACGTTTATGACATTATTGAAACGCAACTTAACGTGGCAGCGTCTATTACTGGTTTTAACTCTGGCGCTCCTATCCGAGACAAAGGACAAGGCAAGCAAGCGTTAGCAAAACTTACTAAAATTCAAGACGCTTACTACTTGGACGAAACAGAGTTACTCCACTACAGAAACCCACGTACAGACGCTGAAAGACAAAAAATCATTGATAACGTCTTAATGAGTACAGATGAGTTATCAGACGGCATTGAGAAAACGAAAGAGTTAATGCGTGCGCAAATGACATACAAAGGCGCATTCATTTACGAAGACCCACGCACAGAAACTCAAATCAACTTCTCACTTGACCGTCCAAAAGAAAATGATTTAACAGCGACAAAAGAGTGGGGCACAAAAGACGCTGAACCGATTTCAGATTTAATCGCAGCCGTTGAACAATATCAAAAAACAAACGGCAACGCGAAACCTGAAATCATCAACATGAACTCTAAAACGTACAACAAATTAAAACGTAGTGGACAAGTTAAGTTAGAGCTTTATGACAATACAAACTCTCCACGTATCGTTAAAGACGACAGCTTAACAGAGTTAGTTCAATCATTTGGGTTACCACAAGTTCAAATCGACGACAGTCAAACACCGATTGAGCAATTAGATGGCACACGTAAAATCGTTAAGCACTTAGATGATGACAAGGTTGTATTACGTGCTGCAGTGCTTGGTAAGACATTGTCAGGTCCATCTGTTGAAAACGACTTTGCAAAAGGTAAATTCGCGACAACAGTAGCAAGCCAAGACCCAGTATCTGAAAAAACTATTGTTGGCGAAGTTGCTTTACCAATCACACAAAACATCAACGGTACAGTGTACATCAATACAAAACCGTCAGCTACAACATCTTCTGAACAATAAGGAGGTGTTAACAATGCGCTTATACACGGTTAAACGTGCAAGATTGTTGTACGGTGGCGAGATTTATCCCGTCGATTCAACAATCGAATTAGATGAAACATTTGCAAAATCGCTACAACACTATCTCGTTCCTCAGTCGTCCACAGACGATAAGGCACGAAATAAGGACACACAGGCAAACGATGATGAGGATATAGATTACGAAAGTTACACAACAGCGCAACTTAAAGCGCTCGTTGAAGAACGTAAGCTAGACGTTAAGCCGACCGGTAAAAACGGTGGCGCAATTAAAGCCGATTATATCCGCGCTTTAGAAAAAGTAGGTGGTTAGATGGTTACAATTCAAGAGGTTATTGAATATCTCGACAAATTGCCCACGCCTAAAGTGTATAAAGACTTAAGTGAAGAAGAGCGTGAGCGCCACATATTCAACGCACAAGAAGAAATAAACGATGTTCTAATCAAATACCCTAAAGTACAATTAAGCGCGCGTATGGTAGCGATACAAACGCTATATAACCTAGAGGGCGAAGATGAGGGTATTGCCATGTTAAGACGTCAAGGCGTATCGGACTACACAGTGAAAGATGTTAAAGCTGTGTTAGATAAAGCGCCTTTAAGCCCTCAAGTTCAATCCATGATAGACGCGCTTGATACAAAAGATACACGCTTACGTGTGGGGCGACTTATATGAGACCTTTCATGAACCAACACCTCACACTTGAAGTCGCGCAACTTGATAAGAACGGTAAGCCTATGCGTGATAAGTATTCTAAGCCACTAGTCATGACGCAAGACTATCCATGTGCTACAAGAGTACACGGCGAAGAAATTCGTACGTCACAATTACGCGTAGAGGACTCTAGAGACGAAATAGATGTCATGCCTGACGTTCCTGTTCAAGAGGGTGCGAAAGTTATCTACTCGACGATTACCGGGGAAATAAAAACAGGCACGATACTCGCTATCAGTGAAACAATGAACTTATCAGGCAGTAAAATTTACTTTAGAACGTGTGTGGTTAATGGCTAAAGGCTTTGTCCATATTGACCCTACACAAATTAAAGCCCTCCGAGCTGACATTAACACCCGTCAGCATGAACTTGTAACGAATTTAAAAGTAGCTGCCGATGAAGTTCTTTTAAACACTGAGGCAGACGCTAAAGCCTTGTCTCCACGTGATAGTGGACGCCTCGAACAATCCATACACTCCTCAAACGCAAGCTATCACATGGGCAAGATAAGTGGCGTTGTCGGTTCTAATTTAGTATATGCGTTACGGCGTCACGAAGAGAAACCACGTATTGGTACTTATCATAAATACGACCACCATGTCCGTTATGATAATTACTACTACAATGGACGCGGCGAACTCACACGCGCAAAACCTAACGTTGGCGAGTTCAGTCCAGGGCGTAAGTATTTAGAGAACGCGCAAACACTCAACCAAGAGAACTGGAAGAACCATTTACAAAAAGCTGTTAAGCGTACGTATAAAGGATTGGGATAACATGATTGAATATAACTTAATGCAATATCTACAATCACATGACGAATTAGGTTTTGACTTTAGTGTGAACTTCTCAACACTCAAAGATGACGCTGTAACGGTATATAGTTCAGCAGGTAATCAGCCAAGTTTGTATGAGGGTGTTTTAATTGCGCCACGCTATCAAGTGATTGTTAAGTCATCAGACTATGATAAAGCGACGGAAATGGCTTATAACGTCAGTGAACTATTTGAACAGTTAAAGAACACTGTGATGAATATTGAACTTAAAACGAAATCTATACCCGTGCGAGTATTCGACATCTACCCGTTACACATTCCTGCCTTACTCGGTGTGAATGATGACGATGTGATGGAATACTCAATCAATTTTGAAACCCAACTGAAAGTGATACATCACGCAGAGACGCGTGACAATTCATAAAGGAGGCTATTACATGGTTAAGTTTAAACAAGTAGCGCCATTTAGTGCTGAGGCGCAACGTATTAAAGAAAAAGCGCAAACACAACCTTACAAATTAAACTTACAACACTTCGCCCAAGCAACACGTGCAGGCGACGATGAAATTATGTTCGGGCTCGCTGACATTATCATCGGCGAGGGCGATGACATCATCAAATTTGATGGTAAGAACGGCGATAAAGATTCTTATCTACAAGTTGAGGGTGGCTCAATTAAGTTTGAACCAACACTAGAAGATATTAAATTCGCTGACTACGGGGATAACCCGTATGACCAACGTGTTATCGGTTATGAAGTAACGGTTACTGTCGTTGCAGGTCAAGAAACAATCGACACACTTAAATTAGCGATTGCCGGTACACAAGACGTAAAAAAAGACGGCAAAACAACAGGTGTTACAGACGCACCACTTGGCGCATCAAACCGTCGTCGTGCGAAAGCTATGCGTATTCACCCACGTTTCGCTGGTAAAGACCATTCACGTGACATCAACGTGTACAAAGTAGCAACAAACTCAGACGTTGAACGTTCATTCGCGAACGAACAAGGTTCATTTGAAATGGAATTCGCAGCTTATGCACGTGACAACGCTGACGCTAACAAACCAGGTAACTATTTCTACACAGGACAAGTTGACCCTAACGGTGTATTACCTGATTGGGAAACATTAGTAGGAACAACAGACTCTACACCCGCTGACAACGCAGGAACTGAAAACCCCCAGTAACTAACACGGCAGAGGACAATGATATGAGCGCAGACGAATCGCCATCAACAGAGGCTAATGAAACGCCTCAAGCAAGTGAAGAAACGCCTACAAGCGAAGAACCACCTGCGAGCGATGAATCTGTAGACAATCCATCTGACACATCAGATGAACAGCCTACTGTCGTTTCAGACGAAAACAGTGTTACAGGGCAAACCGAATAAGATTAGCAACAGCTAAACTACAGGGGCAGTCATTAGGATTGCCCCTTATTTTTATATCCAATTCCAATTCACAACTAGTACACATAAAGGAGAATGAAAAATTATGAACGATAAAGTAAATATTAAACAAGTACAAGTAAACAGAGATGGCAGTGTTGAGGTATTAAACCAATCTAACGAAGTTACAATCGAACCGATTCGTCCTAGACAATTCGGTAGCTTAATGAAAATCATCAACACAACAATTAAAGACTTACAAGGCAACAAAGATTTTCAACGCACCGTACAAAAATTCTTCGGCGATTATGCTGAGGGCTTTACGTTAGAAGATTTATTTAGAGATGAAGATTTCAATGTCTTTGCACTTCTTGACGCTATCGGTTTCTTACTCGAAGAAACACCTGAACGAGTAATTGAAATTATCGTTGCGATGACAAATATTCAACGTGAACTAGTAGAAAATCAAGACATGGACACGTTCTTTGACATTATTGAAAGAGTTATTGAAGTTAATGACATTGAAAAACTTGTTGAACGTATCAAACGCGTGTCTTCTCAGATGGGAAAGGCGATGGACTTTCTCAGAGCGAACAACGACGAACAAGTGGCGCAAAACGTGAAGAAATCATAAGTCCAACAATAGAAGAGGCGATGGTTTATCAGCTTGGTACACGCTTAGGTGGGCGTAGAGAAGTCGTTGAAACGCCGATGGAGGAACTTCTAGGCTATCTTATCTCAGATTTCAAACGTAAAGAAGAAGAGGCAAACGAGGAGGCGCAACGTCTCTACTTAAACCATATGAGTCGTATGGTTGCCCAACCTCAATCGAAAGAACAACAAAAAGCAAACGAGAAATTCATTAAGCAAATTGACCCGAACAACCAGCGTTCAAGCACTTTAGAAAGTGGTGGACATGAAATGGTTGGCACTTCGGACAACCAAGTAATTGGTTCAGATGATTGGTCGGACTTCGACAAGTTGAAAGCGTTAGAGAACAGATAGCACATTAAACTAATTATAAAGTAGAAAGGAGGTAGATAGCACATGGTAGAAGTTAATAAGGTTGAAGTAGGTTTTACCGCCGATGTCTCTGCCTTTAACCATGGTGTCGACCGAATGGAGCGTAAATTACAGCGCTTTGAAAAAGATTTGAACGCGGAAACAGCACGCGTGAATAAACGTTTTGACTTAATGACAGGGTCAATGCGTCGTGTGGAGAAATCAATCGGCAGCTTAGATGAAAATACAGACTTAAGTAACTTACACAAAAATCTTAAACGCGCACAAAGTGAGTTCGTGGAAACGGGCAAAGTAAGTGAAGACGCGTTTCGTCGTTTACAATCATCAGCAAATAATGTGGACTTCGACAAGTTAGATAAAAACACGCGTCGGAGTATCACACATATTCAAAAAGACGTAGGTAAGCTACGTGGTTCACTGACATCACTTGGGCATTTAAATTTCGCTCAAGAGTTAGACGACGACGCGAAACTTGTTGCTACAGACTTCGCGCGACTACGTAAAGCGTTTAACTCAACAGAGCTATCAGCGAGACATTTAAGAAACAGCATGTCATCTAAAGAACTACAAGCATATAGAACAAGTTTATCAGGCGTTCAAAAGTCACTATCTGCTGTAGAAAAAGAGTTTAGACAAACAGGCACGATTTCCTCACAAACATTCCAACGCATGAAAAACGACATCAATAGCGTGAACTTTAACAAGCTACCTAAAGAGTCAGCAAAAGCGTTTGGACAAGTGAAACGACACACCCAAAATCTATCACGTGAATTTGACCGTATGGGTGGGCATATATCACGTAACGGCATACGCTTTAGAGCGTTGTCGAATACAGTTCAAAAACACGCGAATTCGATGTCGAATAAGTTTGAGAGTGTAATGGTTACGTTTAACCGTTGGGGTACGCGTTTCCGTAACATTCAAGAAGTTGCTGAACATGTCTTCGGTGGCGTGATGATTCCACTCTTATCATCACTTATACCAGTATCTGGTACAGCTACAACAGCAATCATGGGAATAGGTGCTGGTTTAGGGTCTGTCGCAGGCTATGCTGTAGGACTTGGTGGCGCGTTTGGTATTGCATTTGGTGGTGTGAAAGCATTCGCAGCACAAGCAACATCAGCTCTACAAATGCTAGAAGATGGCGAATTACGGGTAACAAGTGAAGTTAAACGTTATCAGTCTGCACTCAAGGGCTTACAAGGCGATTGGAAAAGCCTTATCAATCAAAACCAAGCCCATATCTTCAACACAATGTCTAACGGTATTGCGATGGCGCGTTACGGTCTCGCTAAACTAAACCCGTTCCTTGTAAAAACAGCTGGACAAATTGAAGTAGCCAGTCAGAAAATGCATAAGTGGGTTACATCATCACAAAATGCACAACGTGCTTTCAATATGTTAAATCGTATAGGTCCACCGATATTCCAAAACGTACTTAATTCAGCAGGACACTTCGGTAATGGGCTTACACGTATCTTTACGGCATTCGGTCCTTTATTCACATGGACAGGGCAACAGCTCGAAAAGCTCTCTAAGAAATTCGACATCTGGGCGAACTCCGCGAATACACAGCGTGGCATAGCTCAATTTATTAACTACACAAAACAAAATATTCCAATACTTGGTAGCATCTTTACGAATACATTTATCGGTATCATCAATCTCTTCAAGGCGTTTAGTGGACAAACAACTTGGGCGATGAAAGGACTTGATGGTTTAACAGAGAAGTTTAGGAACTGGTCGGCGAACTTAGATAAAACACAAGGGTTTAAAGAGTTCTTGAAATTCAACAGAGAAAATGCACCGGTCGTTGGTAAGTTTATCGGTAACTTATTCACAGTGCTTGTTGAACTTATTAAAGCAATGGCACCCGTTACAGCAATCACATTAAAATTTACAACGGCTATGCTTGGCTTTATAGGTGCAACACTTAAAGCACACCCAGCATTAGGAAAACTCATTGCGTCATTCATTATCTTCTTTGGATTAATGAAAACAGTCGCATTCTTAACGGCTTTAGTCACACAATTCACAGCCGTTAGAAAAGCTATTACGCTCCTTATCGGTACACAAAGAGCTGGTGCTATCGCAAACGGTATCTTTACATCATCAATGATTAAACAAAATGGTGTATTAAGAACTATGCGCCTCGGTTATACATGGCTGATTGCTAAAATAAGAAGTTTCAACCTAGCTCAAAAGTTATCAATGATAACAACTAAAGCGTGGACGTTAGTGACAAAAGGCGCCGTATTAGCCAATAGATTACTCGCATTATCATTTAAAGGTATTGGCAGAGCAATATATTCAATTCCCGGTTTCGGTTGGATATTACTAGGAATCACGGCGCTTGTAACAGGAATCACACTACTGTGGAAACACAGTCAAACCTTTAGAACAATCGTCCTCACAATTTGGGCGTCTATTAAATATGTGGCCGTTAATACGTTCACATTTTTAGCTAATTTCTTTAAAACTGTTTGGTCTGGCATAGGTCCTGCCTGGTCTGCAAGTTGGGCGTTTATTAAACGTATGGCAGTGATTGCCTGGAACGGGATTAAATATGCGATAACCCACCCAATTAAATCGGCTAAAGCCGTATTATCACTAGAGTGGGCTTTAATTCGACAAGGTGCCGTGCTTGCTTGGCAGGGCATTCGCAAAGTGAGCAGTGCAATATGGGCTGGCATTCGCGCCGTGGTCGTTGGTTCTGCCCGTCGCATAGCTAGTGGCGTGCGTGGTGCCATCAGTGGCTTACGCAATTTCTTCGTATTTGCCTGGACGTCCATTAAAAATGCGTCCATCGTATCTTGGCAGATTATACGAAATGCCGTGGTCGGAAGTGCTAGAAGATTAGTTAGTGGCGTCAAAGCCGTTATAGGTGGCTTACGTACATGGTTCGTTGTTTGTTGGACATTCATCAAGAACAGAACCGTAGCGTTAGCTAACTTATTATCTAAAGGCGTACGTGGTGCGTTCAGTCGTATGGGTACGGCGATACGCAAAACCATCGGCTTTTTAAGAACGTGGCTTATTAAAGCGTGGACGTTTATAAGAAATAGAATCGTTTCACTTGCTCGTAGTATCTACAAAAACGTAACGCTTGCGTTCTCACGTTTAGGTAGAGGCATACGCAACACGATAGGCAAATTAAGAACATGGTTAGTCAAAGCCTGGACTTATATACGTAATAAAATCGTATCATTGGCACGTTCTATTTATAGAAACGTATCAAGTGCGTTCAGTCGATTAGGCAAAAGCATAAGAAATATTGTCGCTAAATTAAGAACATGGCTTGTCAAAGCGTGGACCTATATTCGAAACAAAATTGTTTCCCTAGCTCGTAGTATGCTGAAAGGCGTCGTGAACTTATACAATCGCTTATCTAAGAACATCAGAAACATCATAAACAACCTAAGAAAATTCTTAGTTAAAGCATGGTCTTATATCCGTAATAAGATAGTGTCACTCGCACGTAGCATGTACAAAGCGATGATTTCAACTTACAACCGTTTATCTAAAAGTATAAGAAATATCATCAGTAATCTACGCAAATTCTTAATAAAAGCGTGGTCCTATATCAGAAATAAGGTTGTTTCTTTAGCTAAATCATTGTGGAACGGCGTCAGACGTACGTTCACAAGTCTTTATAAAGGTGTCGTAAATCTGACATCTAAAGCGAGAAACGGCATAGTTAACGGTTGGAAAAAAATTAAATCTTCCGTGACTGGATTGGCAAGCAGTATGTGGCGCAAAGTGCGTGGCATATTTAGCACTATGGTCGGTGGCATACGTAAATTCACTGGCCGTATTAAGTCATCAATGCTAGGCATGGTTACAAGCGTTAAACGTGGCCTTAACAAATTAATCAGTGGTGTGAACTGGGTAGGTAGTAAGCTCGGCATGGGCAAACAAATGATTAAACCTATCGCATTATCTACTGGTACGTCAGGCGCAAGACAAGCGCGTAAATACACGGCCAACGGTAAGATTAGCCAAGGTACAATGGCAGTCGTAGGCGATAAAGGTAAAGGTAACGGCCCTGGTGGTTTCCGAAACGAAACGATCACTTATCCAAACGGTAAGCAAGTCATCACACCTGGTACTGATACACTTGCTTATTTACCTAAAGGCTCAACAGTACACAACGGCGCTCAAACGTATGCCGGTTTAAGCCAAGGCACATTACCTCAATTTAGCTTTGGTTCTGGTGTTATGGGTGCAGTAAGTAACATGATTGGTGGAGGTAAGAAACCACCTAAGAAGAAAGCGCATGAACATAACGACGTAGCAACCGACGCTAAGAACAAACTCGGTAAAGTTTGGGGAGGCGCCAAAGCCATGGCAGGCGACGCAGGTCATGCCGTTGGTAGTGCAGTCGGCAAAGGTGTTGACACTGCAAAAGGCTGGGTAAAAACAGCTGGTAAAGCAGTTAGTAAAGTAGCCGGCGAAGTAGAAAGCTGGATTGAACACCCAGGTAAACTAATGAATGCCGTTGTAGATAAGTTCGGCTTTAACTTCAATGCACTTAAAGGTGCAGAAATGCCATTCAAACTTATGCAAGGTGCTAAGAAACAACTTATCACTGGTGCTAAGAAAAAAGTATCTGGTTGGTTAGAAGAATACGGTGGAGGTGGCGACGGTGGCTTTATCAAGTATCTTGATAACATCACGACGCCATACAGTCCTCACGGCCCACCTCCAGGATACGCATTCAGTTGGCCTCATGGTGGCATCGACTTACCTTACATCTATGAAAAAGTACAATCCACTGTAAGTGGTGTCGCTCGTGGTAAGGAAATGCCAGGAGGTTTCGGCCACTACATTCAAGTTGACAGTAAACCATATGACGTTATTTACGGTCACTTAAGTAAATGGCTTATTAAACAAGGTCAACGCGTCCACCCAGGTACAACACTCGGTATAACAGGTAATACCGGCGCAAGTACCGGGCCACACTTACACTACGAAATGAGAAAACACGGCACTGGTCAAACTATCGACCCAGTTAAGTGGTTAAAATCTCATAACGGTAGTGGGGGTAAATCTGGAGGCTCAAGAAAAGCAAGTGCTTGGCGTCCAGAAGTTATTCGCGCATTAAGAATGAACCATCTTCCAACTTCAAGCGCATACGTTAATGCTTGGATTAGACAAATTGATAGTGAGTCCGGTGGTAATGCAGGCGTTACCCAACACGGTTATGTCGATGTGAATACCGGTGGTAATGAGGCGCAAGGACTTGTTCAAGTTATCCCACCAACATTCAACGCGTTCAAATTCCCAGGACACGGCAACATTAGAAATGGTTTAGATAACTTACTTGCCGGTATTCACTACGCTAAAAGTAAATACGGTAGCGACATGCTTGGCGTTATTGGTCACGGCCATGGTTACGAAAACGGTGGCTTAATCAATTCGCCAGAACTTGCATGGTTAGCCGAGGGTGGATTTAGTGAATCAATCATCAGTCACGACCCAGCTAACAAAGTTAAATCTAAAGCAATTCATGACCGTACAGGCGAAATGCTTGGCTTTAACGATGATACTGCAATATTACGTCGTGTTGAATCATTACTACAAGAGCATACAGCTTACACACGTAGCATAGATGACAACACAAGAAGAACAGCGGATAAGTCAAACGTCATTCAAATGAATGGACGTGCCGTTGCCAAGGAGATTGCTGAAGATACAAACGAGGAAATCAAACGTATCGAGGCACGTAAAACAACTTTCAAAAGGGGAGGAGGTAGATAATGAGCAACTTCTCATTTAATGGTATTCGTAAGAATTATTGTGATTATATGGACTATGTTTCTGCTTGGGGGCAAAACAGAGAACTAGAAATCACAGATGTTAGAGGACGCCCTGGTGGCGTCCTATCTTCTATTAATCAAAAAGCCCGTGAGATTGAGGTTTCTGTATTAGTAGACGCTTACGAAAATACTCAAAACCTAGAACATTTAGCAGATGATTTTGTTTCATGGTTAACTACCGATGAACCTAAGCCCCTCATATTCGATAGAGAACCCGACAAAATCTATTATGCGTTATTAGATAGTCAGATAGATAAAGATTACTTTGTGGCGTTTGGTAAAGCGACAGTGAAATTCACATGCGTTGACCCTTACAAATACGCCGTACAAGGTACTAAGAATACGGCTATTCAAGACCAAATCAGTGTTGCAAATACTGGAACGGCCGACGCGCCTATTACATTTCAAGCAACAGCATTAAAGAACGCCAGTTATTTCATGGTCACAAAAGGCGATGAAGATTACTTTATGATTGGCGATGATGATTTAGATAAACCCGTTAAGGACTATACGCCAGAGCTATTCAATTCAGAGTTAAGAAGTTTAACCGGTTGGACAAAGCAAGGTGTTGGTACTATCAACGATAACTATACAGGTGGAACGACTGGCGCAAGCATGGCCATGAGTTCATCAAAAGACGCCGTGGTTTTAAATCAAGATACAGTCACAGACACAACAGGTTGGTCCGGTTCATTATATCGTCATAGTTTCGGGCGTACGGCACAGGACTTCAGTTCAACGTGCAAGATACACGTTAATCAAAAGAAAAAAGGCGCCTCTCACACGGCGCAATATCTTTATGATTCTGATAATAGATTACTAGCGTCTATTGGTTATAGTAACGCTAGAGCAAGCCAAAGCATTGGTACAATCATCGTTACGTTATTTGACCAACTTGGCGCACAAAAGAAAATATATAGCTATCAGAATTTACCTAAGTTCTATAACTGGGACGACATTGTTATTTATATGAGGTTGCAACGTAAAGGCGATATTTTCTATATCAAAACTTGGAAATATCAAGAATTAGAATACCCTAAGCGCTTGATTCCGGTTGATGTAAATGAACAATCATGGCATGACGCAGGTAATTTTTACCAAAGACCAATCGCAGGCGTGGGCATTTACATTGCTAAGAATGGCAGTAATTACCATATGCCAACGTATTTCTTAGGTAGCTATACTCACGAGATATTACCTAAGCCACCGAAAGCCCGTGACATGATTATTAAAAAGGGCGATGTGATTGAGGTTAATACACGTGACAACACTGTAACGATTAATGAAGAACCGGCGCTAAATCTTAAAACGTTTGGTAGTGACTTCTTTAACGTTGATAGTGGCATGACAGAATGCGAGATATTCCCATCTAACACGTATGACGTCACAGCATTCTGGCAAGATAGATATTTATAAAGAAAGGAGGCTATATATTGATTCATGTATTAGATTTCAACGATAACATCATTGATTTTATTAGTCGTGATGATGGCGCTTTGATATCTGGTAAGATAACTATAAATGCAGAAGATAATTCAGAAATGTTTGACTTCATCGTTACCAATGACAGAGCTGAACATTTACGTGAGCGTAATCGTATCATCGTTCAAGATATGAACGGAGAATATCGTGAATTTGTGATTATCCGAATCACAGACGCGTTTGAAGATACGACAGAAGTCGAATGTAATGCGTCTTATTTAGAAGATATCAATACAGCCAGACCTATCGCACCAGGCAAATATAAAGCAATGAGTACCACACAGGCGCTCACTGAAGTATTGGCCAACACAGGTTGGGAAGTATCTGACGAAACGGAACACGGTGGGTTTCGTACAACATCCTGGACGGCATACGCCACACCGTACGAACTCATTAACCAATTAGGTACAACATACGGTATGCAAGCAAGCTATTACGTTGAGCTTGGTTCTCATACGGTTGAACATCGTTATGTGAAGTTAGCAAAACCCAATCCGTTATTTAAAGGCAAAGAAATCGTGAAAGGTAAAGACCTCACAGGATTAACACGAACGATTGATACAAGCACTATTAAAACGGCGTTGATTGCCTTAGGTCCAGAGCCAGAGAGTGGCGAACGTATGGAGGTCATTGTAAAAGACGATGAGGCGCAAGCCCAATTTGGTTTACCGAATCGTTATTTGTGGGGTGTATATGAACCCGAAAGCACAGACGAGAACATGACCAAAGAACGATTGACCACACTCGCAGAGAACGAACTTGATAAGCAGAAACAAATGGCGATTACGTATGAAATAACTTCAGTCGACATACATCGTTATTATCAAGACCAAGCCGTTTACTTACACGACATTATTCGTGTGAAAGATAGGGACTTTAAACCGGCATTATATGTTGAGGCCGAAGTGATTGGCTATGAGTATGATGTTGTTGGCGATGAATCTTTATATACATTCGGCAACATCGTTGAATACAGTGAAAGTTCATTGCGTTCAGACTTTGAAAAACGATTGTCAGACATTCGTAAGATGATGTCCGACAACATTTCAAACGTCAATACGATTGTAGCCGATGTGGTTGCTGGTCAACTTGAATACTTTGAACCGAAGATATTCAAACAAGAAACGGCGCCCGATAATCCAGTAGAGGATATGCTTTGGTATGACACGAGCAACCCTAATGTGGCCGTGCTTAGACGTTTTCATAATGGCGAATGGATAAATGAAACGGCTCAGAATGTGAAACAACTTGGAGGATTAACGAGAGAAGAAACGTTATTCAACTCCTTAACGAACACATTCCAGAATCTCAATATCCAACATTCACAATTACTTGAAAATGTAAGCGCGTTACAGAATAGTGAATACTTAATCGACACAGATTTAAAACAACGCTTGAATACGGCAACCGACGCCGTCATAAATGTGTATCAACACATCAAATCAAATCTTGATGGTATGACACCAGAGACGGCCACAATTGGCAATCTGATTGATACACAGGCGTTATTCCAAGATTATCGCGAAAGATTACAAGATTTATATAAAGCTATGCGTAACGCTCAAGTATCTGCCGACAAACGTTTACAGTTACTGCAATCACAATACACTAATGAGAAGTTCAATGACGCCATGAATAACATTGCGAAAACGTTGCCGGGTGGTTATTGGGACCCAGAGAAACAACAACTTATCGGCGATATCCCTAACAAAGATGACTTGGCACAACTTCAAGATACGTTGAAACAATACACGGCCGGTCAGATTGATTCATTAAGCAGTGCGATAGGGCAACAAACTGATTCTAAAATCAACCAAGCAAAAGACGAAATCAGTGCCAGTGTAAACAGTGTTAAGAAAGATATTGAACAGTCCACTGATGATAAGTTAAAACCTATCACAACACGTGTCACAGATTCAGAAAGCAGTATCAAGGTTTTACAAGATGGCTTGCAGTTAACGGCAACTAAGAATGATGTACAACAAACGATTAACGAAAACCTAGAACCAATCAAAAATCAAGTGAACCAACAACAAGCCACACTTGATGTATTACCTAGTCAAATAGCAAGTAAAGTTTCTAAATCTGATTACACAACAGACCAAAACAATATCGTTAGTCGTTTGAATAATGCTGATAGTGAACGTGTACAAATGGCTAATAGTATTGCTGATAAAGTAACGTTAAAAGAATTTAACGATTTAATTAATACAACAACTAATCTATTTAATGT